CCGCCGATATACTGCTGAAATACCAGTCCTTTTGTTTCGTTCCGCCTATATTATGCAATAAATGCACATGTATTACCTTTGCCATATCGTAACTTTTATACCTCCAAATATACTAAATAATTATTATTTGGAATAAAATAGATAATATAATTTTAGATAAATCAAAAAAAACGGCAGCGAAACCGCCAAACCACCTTCCCCCGATCAGTGCACCCCATGACTCTGATGGAGCGGACACAGCCATAAAAAACACACTTATAAGCCCATTTGAGCAATATTCACGACCCGATGTAAAGATATGGCCCCCAAAAAGCCTTTTTCCCCTCGTTTTTGTAAAGCCTATGTAAAGCCCATGCAAAGAAAAAAACCGCTTCGAATTTCCGACCTATTTTTCACTCAACCCCGTAACCCCCTATAAACAAACGCTTTTCGCCTCATTTTCACCAACTCTCAAAAAACCGCTTCGAATTACGCCCCATACATCATTCGTAAATACAGTCCCGATACCGAAATCGTATTGCTGACTCCGATCCAGCGTTCTTCTCATTCCCAAAAATTACCGATGTTTGTCGATGCTATCCTGCTTGCCGGAGAAAAACTGAACTGTCCGGCAATCAACATGTATGAAGAATCGGGTATTACAGAAGCCGTTGAAGCCAAAGAACATAAATATCTTTACGACGGACTGCATCCCAACGCTCTCGGACAACAATTAATGGGAGAAGTCGTTATCAAGCACTTGACAGAGTTATATGAAAATAAACAGTAAATAGGCACTACTTCATAAACGCCCTTCGTCGACATAACTGAAATAACCATCTTCACCGACAATGATGTGGTCAAGAACCGAAATATCGAATAAAGCGGCAGCCGACTTTATTTTTTCGGTTACCCTATCATCGGCTTGACTGGGATTAAGATTATTCGAAGGGTGA